ATAAAAATTTGCATACCATCTGATTGTCTTACCGTCTTTGAGTGTGTATTTGTACGCAGGCAATGCGGCACCTCCCTTCTGACAAAAGGTATTCAGAGTGGAAATACTATTTGTCTTTTCTGTAATTATAGGACTTCTCCATAGCTTCCAAAGTCAACAGGTCGATTTCGCGAGCAGAGAGAACACCATTGTTCTTCCTGTGGGTGCGAAGTCTGTAAAACTCGGAGCGAGAGAGCTCATCCAGCTTTGATAATCGTTCCTCTAGCATTTTTTCAAATTCTTCATCATAGATGTTATCATCCTCTTCCGCTTTAATCCGAAGTTCCTCCATGGTCTTTCTGCGGAGTTCATTCAAAGCATCTGCGGAGTTGGAATGGTATCTTTGTGTTCGGGTGTAGTTTTCGACAGTGTCGCTTATCATTCGTGAGGTTTCATCTGGGTTATGCATATACTGTACCTCCAAATAACCATCACATTTCGTTCGGGTGTCGGAATAACACAACGAACCATCTACAATGTTAATGTCGCATGAATAGGTTAGATTATCTCTTCCACCTGTCATTGTTGCTTCGATATTTTTAATTTTCTTTTTTACAGGAGCTTTGGGGTTGATTTCCAACATTTTTTTGCATAAATCATAAGCATTTCCGTGTATGCCATGCGAGATGTATAAGTCAACAAGTGTTATTCTGGACTGCATTATCTGATATGCACTCATGTTGGGATACGTTTCGGCTGAATTGATTAGCATTAAAACTTTTTCTTCCTTTTGTTTCGGAAAATCCAGTATCATTCTTTTCATCATATCGTCAGCTTCGCGAATCAGTTCGTATGGGGAAATTGGAGCCTTCATATATTACTTGTCCAATCCTTTCTTCCTCCGGTACCACTCGAAGGATATTATTTTCCAGAAGCCTTCCTCAAACCTTCTGCTGCAACAGGAGGATATGTTGGATCGGCGTCGTTTTCATATTTTTTAATGAGGTCTATCATCTGACCGATTACCCAGCGCCTATCAATACGAGGCAGTTGCTTATAATAAGAAACAAGTTCTGAAGCTTCCTCTGATAGCGGATTAAAATCGTCAGTTCTGCCGAGCAAGTAATCCACAGAAGTTTGCAATGCATCAGCAACAAGGACCAACTGCTGTAATGTTGGCACTTCCTTTAGGAACCAATTCTCTAAAACAACGAGTTCGATTCCTGTTTCTTTGGTCATTTCTTCTAAGGTAAGTTTTCTTATGTTCATCAAGTCAATAAAAGCGGAGCGACAACGTCCGTCGCTTATCATACCGTTATTGAATCCATCAGTATTGTAGGTAGACACATTGGATATTCCAATAAGAAAGTCCAATGGAACATTAAAGTATTCGCATATTCTCAGTTTGATTTGGTCATTGGGACAACTCTTTCCACTTTCATATAATGAAACTGTAGATTTCACAATGCCGAATACTTTTCCGAATTCCTCCTGCGTCATACCGGATGTTGTGCGCAACATCTTTATTCGGTCAGCTATAGTGGCCATGGAAAATACCTCCTTCTGTTGAAAACTCTTAAACATATTATACAACGCACCTCCTTGAAATTGAACAAAAAATAAAAATGTTGATAAAAATTCAACAAGTCTATTGACAATGAACGAAAGTTGAAGTATTATAAACACAAGTTGAAGAAACTAAAACAGGAAAGGAGTAATTCGATGAATCTTAAACTTTTAAAAGATGAGCGCATAAAGCAAGGCTTAACTCAAAAGTATATGGCGGAACAGCTCGGCTTTAAGGATAGAAGTAGCTACTGTCTTATCGAAAAAGGAAAGATTTCCGTTGACATAGAGCTCGCGAATAAAATTGCAACTATTCTGAATTTGTCGCGCCAAAAAACAATAGAAATTTTTTTTGCTTCACAAGTTCAAGAAACTTCAACTTAGTTAAAATTTTAGTTCAAACAGAGGAGGAAATAAATGGGAACGAATCCTACAAAAGCGGCTGACAATATCTACTGCAAATGCAGGAAAGAAGCCGCAAAGTACAATGACAGGCTACATTCGAGAGAAGGTGCCGCAGAATTATTAGGTTATAGCCCCTCATCCTTAGCGGGATGGGAATTGGGAACAGACAGACCGTCGCCGGAAGCTGTGATGTTAATGTCAGACTTATATCACGCTCCAGAGCTGAGAAATCACTATTGCAGAAATGAATGTCCGCTCGGAGGAGATACACCGGATTTGGTAATCTGTGAACTCGACAGAATTACGGTCAAAGCAATGTCTTCACTCAGAAAGATATCTGCAGTAAGAGAGGAGCTTCTCGACATAACCGAGGACGGAAAAATTACAGAAGATGAAAAGCCCGCGCTTGATGAAATTATTAAAAGCCTTGATGAGCTGAGTGCGATTGCACAGAGCTTAAAGGCATGGTCAGAGAAGAACCTTTAGAAAGGAGAATTGCAATGGAAGCAGTAAAAGCGGAGCGTTCGTATTACGACGTCAAAGAAGTTATGGAAATGCTGGGTGTCAAAGAAGACAAAGCATACAAAATCATGAGAGCGATTAAGCAGGAACTTGTCAAAGACGGAAAACTTATAGCGGATTATCCCGCTGGTAAGGTACCAAAGAAATACTTTGATGAGCGATGTTGTATCGCACATTAAAGGAGGGATGGAAGTGGCATATTACAGAGAATGCGTACATTGCGGATGCGCATTGGATCCTGGAGAGAAATGCGATTGCGAACAAATCGCACAGGAAAAGCAAGAGAAGCTACAAAAGATGATGATTGTTGGTCGGAATGGCCAGTATGCATTTCAATTTACAAAGGAGGCGAGAGGCGTTGAACAGGCAGTTGTTTAGGATTTGCTCGTTGGTTGTCTTTGCCGGCATTATCGGCTCGACAGCAATCGTGATTGCACAGGGCAAGACGGAAGAGGATGTTTACACCATCGAAAATCCTGCAAAACAGATTTACTACACAGAGGTTGCGGCAGAACCGGTTGAAGTTATTCCACAGGTGCAGGAGAACGAAATCGAGGAAGTGACAACAAGTCAGTATCCGGAGTTCTCTTATAGCAAAGATTGGAGCTACGAGGAAACATACCTTTTGGCCAAGATAGCTATGGCAGAAGCGGAGGGCGAGAACATACAGACCAAAACCCTTGTCATTCTTACCGTTTTGAATAGAGTGTGGTCGGACGAATTTCCGGACACCATAGAAGAGGTTATTTTTCAGCAAAACGAAAAGACGGGTGTATATCAATTCAGCCCTGTTATACCGGGTGGCCGTTGGTGTACCACAGAGCCGAATGAGGATTGTTACGAAGCAGTGGAAGTTGTGAGAACGGCAGTATATGACTACTCCGGCGGAGCGTTGTACTTCGAGAGTAGCGATTATGACAGCTGGCACAGTAGAAACCTTGAATTCCTATATCAGTCCGAAAATATGAAGTTTTACAAATAGGAGGGAGCAAGAATGAATGAACGCAAAATGTATAGACTGTCAGCTGGCGTGGAACATCAGTATCTTACAGAAGATTCCAAAGTCAGGATATATCTGTCCGAAGTGCGAGGCGAAAAGGAAGAAAGAAAAACCGTCTTCGACAAGATACTCAAAGTAATCCTTGAACTGTTTTACAGTTTCTCTGTGAGTTATTTCGTCGGAAGCTGGGCAATCGAATATGCATACAAAGAAAGAGGCTACGTTGCTTATGGCGGCGAGTACCTGTTGATAGGAATGGTATTCATTATAAGCTTTTTGGCGATTAGCAAATTCTTGGAAAAGAGGTAGAAATGGAAGTCACAAAACAAGAGGTGGAAGAACTGCTCGAATGCGAGATTACAGATGAGTTATTCAGAGATGCTTTGGCTTATGCAAAAAAGAAGCAGGCATATTCTTACCAGAGGGAACAGAGAGCTGTGATTATGCAGCATTGGTATCTGGTCAAGCTCACGGAAGAATGTGTAAGAGCATTGGCTTTCTCAAGATTCACAATGGATTTATGCGAAACGCTGAACAATATAGAAAAAGAGCGCTCAGTCAATGACCGAAGCACTCCCACAACCAACTATATTGTACCACAGCAAATCGCTCTAAATCAATAGATTTTATAATACGGAGGTACAATTTTATGCAAAACAACAATGCACTTGCTGAAATTCAGCGAAAATATGCCGGATGTAATTTACTTATGCCGGCTTCAACGGAAGTTCAACTTAATCCGTTCTACAAAATCACGGTCATGGAAGTGCCCGTGGATCTATCAGAAAATAGCGGGGATGTATTCAAAGTCGGTTCGGTGAAACAGTCACAGAACGGAAGAGATGTCTATATTGATACATTTTCTCCTGCAAAACCCCTTTTAATGAAGTTAGCAGCTG